CAGTAAGCGCACCGGCCATTGTTTTAGGTCATAGCTGACCTGCATGGCATCCTATGCTGATTCCTTCTTCTTTTGTGGATTGGGAACTTCCTTAGCCTTGTCTTTCTTGCGATCTCTGCGTTTCTTCTTGGACGCATCGGAGAGTCTCAAAGCAGTATCTGCACCGGCTTTGACTGTAGCACCTATTAGGGTGCCACCGGGCAGCCATGGGAGTAACGCCTTAGCGAAAGGCATGGCAACTGTGGAGACGGCGCGAAGCACGTTCTTCCACCAGTCACCAGCCTTGTTGAAGCGAACAGGCACGGCCACGGGAAGGCTTTGCAAAGCCTTAGCGTACAGCTCCAACGCCATGACGTCATAAGACGCGGACGGCGAAGCCAACACGCACAAGTCGGGCTCATGCTGAGTAGGTGCACGCTCAACGTACACCTTCAACGTTATGGTAAACGTGGACTCTAACGACAGACCAGTCAGGAACACCCCTGCTGTATTGTACGGGGTCATCTTTTGCAACTGCGGAGTCACCACACTGGGAGTAGGCGCCGTATTGGTAACGGACGTCGCATACTCACCCAGTTCAGCAACTGATGGGTTCATGGAAGATACAGAGAGCCACCCATGGCGAGTTAGCATCGAGAGAGGGTTAATAACCGTACTCTGCGAGCCAACCACGTAGGCGCCCTCCGCAGCCTTCCAAGTAAGACTACCCTTCAACAGCATGGCATCGTCGGCTGTGGAAGGTGGTGAAACGAACGCTTCGCCATCAAAATGGGTGACGAAGGTCTTTGCCGCGTTATACACGGTATTGGAAAAAGTCCCAAGGGAAGTGGGCATTCGGTATGCGGTACACGTGCCCTGCTTGTAAATCTCAGCTGTTGTGTTCTCAACCTCGAAGCCCAGCCCAACAATCCTGGTCATTCCAGAGCAGAGGTCATCGACCCCCACCCCAGGCAAACCTGAATTGAGCACCGGGGCGCCGGTAGACGTCGGGTAAAGGTCACTTCCGGTCGCAGCGGCGTAAATGGTCAGGGGCGCGGTCTCAGTGGCCGGCGTACCCTGCACAAAATTGCCCTCTGTGTCCAGAGTGCCCATCAGGCACTGCTGAGCCACTGAAACTGGCCTGAGACACAAATGTGCATCCCAAGTACCAGAGGTGACTGAGCTGGGTTTGGCTAGTTGGTAACGGTATTTGTAACACGCAACTATAGTCTGAGAAGAATCCGCATCAGGGTATCCAGCAGGCATGCGGGCGACGTCATGAAAAGGGTCCAACGCCAGCGTAAGCCAGTTTAGACCATCCTTAGACAGCGCCTTCACGTCTTTCAACTGCTGAAGCGAATCCAACCTTGGAGTAGACATTGAAAAGTTATACTTTTCCTATTTTGGGCCAGCCTACTTTGGCCCATCCGTACACTCAAGCACGGTTCACGCACGCGAGGGCGCGCAGGTAACGATCTGCGCCCTCCACATGACGGAACTCATGCTCAAGACTCACACGCCGCGAGAGAACGGCCTCCTCTGTTCCAGCGCCTAGCGCGACCACCCTGGCAATTGCCTTTGCTGGGTTCAAATGAACAGGGCCTGCTGCTGTGTACAGGTGAGAACAAAACTCAAAATCCTGCCCACTGTCGAACACGTCCACGTCTCGCAGAGCTATGTGCAACTCCTCGACAAAAACTTTGGCATACGTCTCCGGAGAGGAGACGGCGGACACGCAATCATCGCCCATGGCCATACTGATCGGCCTGTCGACCCGCCCCTTTCTAGCGTACGCATCACAAAGGACACGCATCGCACTGTTAGAGGACGAGGTGCAATACCTACCAGAAGCCATGGCGCCTGGGACGACACGAGTGAAGAGACGCCCATCTGACAGCATAACTGCCTTATAAGCGCTCAACGCCATGACATTCCTAACCGCGGTCTTCCATCCATCGCTTGCCTCGGGGCACAGTAGAATTCTGCGCTCCGCTTCTGCGAACAACATCTGCAACGGCACTGTCTGATCCCAACCTGAAGCATCACTCATGGTATTCAGGCCGTAGACTTCAGCGTACATCCGCACCGCAGCAGCGTCGCAATCCTCCGCTCCCATTCCTGGTTTCGAGGGGACACTACGCCACAAAGCGATCTCACGTTTGTTCTGCTGTGAGTACAACAGCCGTTCAACCAATTGATCAGCCAAAGAGGCTGCCAAAATGAACCGCCAACGCTTCTCATCGATTTTCTTGCGAGGAAGTGGGTCTTTCTTGATGATCACACGCAATGGGTCTGCCCAGCTGTACTTCAAGACGGCTGCAGGGTCGTGGCACAAAGTGCTGCGCAACTTCTGCGGGTCTAAGCTCATCAGAGCTGCCATACGCGCCTGCACGCTAACTTTCAGAGCTTTGGCATAGACCGGGTGGGCCAAAATGCCTTCAATCTTCTGCGAGTACAGCATGTAGGGGTAGCCGCTAACCGAATCTGTCTTCAACTCAGCCACCACTGTGTCGTATAATCTATCATCTAGGGGGTTGATGAAGTGTGAGGTCGGGTAAAGAGCGGCTACATCCTCCACCGCCTGGGCTAGCTTGCCTACGTCCAACGACGTTGGCTTAGCTCGCTCCGACTGCGTAGAAAACGTCTCCAGCTCTGCTGCAGGTCCCGATGGGGGCATCCACAGCTCCGGCCTTTCTTCTTCACTCAGCTCCTTCTTAACCTCTTCCGGCCATTCTATCTTTGAGGGGGGACTGATGCCGCCGGCTATCATCCCCATGGCCATACCGATCTCTACCACCGCTCCGTGCGAGGCAGGTTTTGGCTCAATGATGTAAGAACTCTCTAAGCCTGAGACTGAGCTTGAGAGTTCTGCTGAAAATCCTGACTTTCAGGGACTACCAGATGCTTGACCAACACACTACTTCCTTTCCTCTTAGTCCGCTCCATCTTGTTGCACTTGGTCAACAGGTCAGAGATCTTTTTGGCTTGCGCCATGTCTCCAGCCTCGAAGGCCTCGTCCAGCATCTGCAGCAGCTCGTCTCTGGCTCCACTCTTGTTGGCCTGTATAACCACATGCACTGGGGCAGGGGCTTCGACTTGCGGCTTAGCCTTCTTGCCTTTACGCTTTTTCTGCCTACTGCTCAAATCAGTCGAGCAGGCAGAAGCCAGTTGTTCGGCTGTTACGCCAGACTCCTGG